GGAACAGGGGGAACCATGGATTTGGCTGGAAGTTGGGGCCCGCTTTGCATCTCCAAGTGCAAGGGATTGCTGGCCTTTTCCCGAAACAAAAAGGTCAAGGCTGAGGTCCGCTCCGTGGGCACCGATCACCTTCACCGTGACCACTTCTTCGGCTGAAACATCAGCAGATTCGGGGTGTTGTGACGAGTAGTCCGTCCCAACCCTGAGAGAGGCCCCGGCGTCAGCTACGACAAAGAAACCTGCCGTAATCGCTGCTTTTATTGCTGAAGTAATCTGCTTCTCCATACCGATCATCCCGGTCTGGAGCGCCAGCCTGCTCGGGTGACAGTTCTCACGACTCAGAGAGGGCCACGTCCCCAACTCTTCGGCAAGGGTCGCCATCTCGACTATCGCCGCTCGGCCTATCCAGCCTACAGAGCGCGAGAAGCTGTTTTGCCCCCAACGTGGGGGCAGGGTGATGGCTGACACTTCCAATCCAGTCCGGTTACGTTTGGCTACAAGGATCCAGTGCCGAGTATCGAACTCGGTCAGGCGTCACCCCTCTCCCCCTTCCCGGTGACTTATTTCCGGGAGGGCACTGGATTCAGCGGGGACTCCCATCCCCGCAAGCACACCTCACGCCGTTTACACGGTCGCCGCTGTGCTACGGCTACCGATCCGACTCGGGGGTGACCGGGTCGGGGCGCTGTCTGAGCCGGGAGACCATGGTGGGCCTCACACCCACGCCATCCCCGGTTATTGCCGGTGCTCTGCCTGATGAGGCTGACCCCGAAGGGCGGACCTCTTCTGAGCTGCACGGCTCCCGAACTCAGAAGCTAGAAAGGAATGTCGTCGTCGTTGAAGCCGCCACCGTTGCCGCCGCCCTGACCGCCGCCGCCGTAGTTGCCGAAGTCGTTCTGACGCCCGCCGCCACCGCCGCCGCCGCCGCTCTTGGCCTTGAAGGCCCGGTTCGACCAGAACTCCTGCGGGTCAAGGTCGGGGTTGGCCGCGAGCAGCCCGTCGTTCGGCTTCTCGATCTCGTCCACGTTGGCACGCAGTTTGCCCTTCTGGGTCTTGTTGCTGATCTCGCAGATCACGGTCTTACCGAGGAACAGGCGGCGCACCACGTCGTCGGTGTAGAGATCGACCTTGCCCTCCCAGTCGGGCCGGATCGCGGAGCGCACCGCAGCGGACACGAAGCCCGCACCGGAGTCGATCAAGGTCACGAAGTGCAGGCAGTCGCCCTGCGACGGGCCCTGCAGCGCCTTGAGGTTGAAGATCAGCTGGTCCTTGCCCGACTTCTGGCTGCGCCCACGGTGGAAGCCCGTGAACCGCATGATGTACCGACCGGGTCGCAGGGCCTTGAAGCTCTTGCTGGGCTCGGTCGCGTTCGGGTCGAAGTTGCCGAAGTCTTGCTCTTGGTTTTGGTCACTCATTGGCTATCGCTATCTCCTGAATTGGTAAAAGTCACTCTCTTCACACATCGCTCGGTTGCGGGCTACTTGCCCTTGTCCTTGTCCTTGTCCTTGGCCTTCGCCTTGGCCTTCGCCTTGGCCTTCGCCTTGAGCTTGGACGCCGCCGCGATCTTCTCGGCGGTGGCGTCCCAGTCGTCCTGCTTGCCCACGGGCTGGGACTCGCCCTTGACCCACGTGTTCATGGCGTGCAGGCACCGTGCGGGGCTGTAGACGCTCGGGTCAACCCACGTGCCAAGCACGGGGTGCCCCTTGCCCTGCACGAGCCGCTGGCCGCTCTGGACACCCGGCTTGGTGCGCAGCGCGTACACCTCGCCGCCCTCACGCTCGACCATCACGGCCCAGAGGCACAGGTCGAACAGTCCGGCCATGCCGTTGGCGCTCTTCCGGGCTCCCATGTCGAGGCCACGGCTCTTGCCGTCCTTGCTCTCGTCATCGAAGAACGTGGCAATGACCGTCACGTTCGGAAGGTCGCGGAACTTGCGCACCAGCCGCATGCACGCGGCCTTGTACTTGCCCCAATAGCCCCAGTCCTGATCGTCCTTGCCGCCCTTGGTCAGCCGGTCATCGATCATGCGGCACATTTCGGTGACGCTGTCCACGACGATCAGGTCGGGCCGCCAGCCCGCGTTGCCCGTCACGCACACCTCGGTCACCAGCCAGTTCTGCACCTCCGCGATATCGTCCACGTCGTTCACCACAACGACGTGGGCTCGCGGGTTGGCCTCGCGGATCCGGCCCAAGGCCTGCGACTCGCCCACCACGCACAGCACCTCCAGCAGGTCATCGCTGTCCTGCCCGAGCAGGCGCTTGGTGTCGTCGGCGCGGCCCGCCGCCCACGTGGTCTTGCCAGCACCGGACGAGCCGATCACTGCCATGTGTCTGGTGAGAATGGCAGGTCGGTCCCCGATGGGGGCAGAGGTCTGCTCGCGAAGGTCGTCAATTGTCAGTGCCATAGTCGGTCTGTTCTCCTGCTAGAACGGCATGTCGCCGAAGTTGTTGTTGTCATCGTCATCAGTCATCCAATGCTCGGTGTCGGGCGCGTCGCTCAACTCCACGGGGACGGTCGCGTCCCGCTTCTTGAAGTTGCGCAGCGCCTCGCCGCTCCCGATGGTCGGGCAGATCGGCAGGAACTCGCAGCTACGCCCGATCTGTCGGCAGTTGCCACGGTGGTGCAGGAACGGAGTCGTGCCCCGCTTCTTGCGACCGATCTCGCGTGCCACGGCGTATAGCTCTTTCGGGACCGCCTCCATGTACTCGCGGCCCATAGTGCGCCAGATCCGGAACGTGAAGCGGTGCTCGTTTCGTCGGATCTTCTCGCGCTGCTCGTTGTACTGGCCCGACTCGATGGCCTCTTTACCGGCAGGACTGAGCAGCCGAAGCTGCATCAGGGCGGCGTCGAACAGATCGAGCGTGGTGTCGGTCACAGTCTTGCTGATGCCGATGATGCCCGAGCCGCCGCAGACTCCGCAGTGCGGGTCGCCGACCTTCTTGCCGCCAGCGGCCTTCCGGGTCTTGCCGCACGGTCCCTTCTTGCAGACCAAGAACCCCGGTACAGTGGGGGGCTTCTTGCGAGTCACGTCGTACAGGATCCCAACGGGCCTGCCGGTGATGACGCTGAGCGCCCAGCAGTAGCCCCAGCGCTGTGGGTCGTGCTCAAGCTTGCGCTCGTACTCGTCGGGGTCGCCCTCAGCCGTAGTCTTGCGCTCCCAAAGCCAGAGGGTTTCGTGGTGGCCGACCAGCAGGCCGTCCCACTCGCCACCGTAGTCGTAGATCGGGTCGCGCCTGCCGGTCGTCGGGTGCGGCAGTGGCACCCGGAACTTGACGTGGGTCGCGATGGGGGTCGCCTCGGTGAGAGGCTTCTTGAGCCAGAGGTCAACCATTGAGATTAGCGTGTTCGTGCTGTCGTACAGCTTCTGCAGGTCCCAGCGGACTGGGATACGCTTCCTGACCGCAGCGTGCCACTTCTGCTCTTGCTCGGTGGCCCACGCTGTGACGCGATCCTCAAACTGGTCAGGTCGAAGCACGCCCATACCGAGGTCCGCGAAGATCTCGTCGGCGAGCTTGCCGAGCAGAAGCGGCATTGCCGTGCTGATCGTGTCGAGGCCGACAACGTACTTCAGCCGAAATGCCTCCTGACAGGTTCCGAAGGCCCGCCACATGCTCTGCGTGATGATCTCGCGCAAATGCATGCGCTCAAAGGGGTACAGCGCTGGATACGCGGTACCGTCTACGAGGGTGCCGGAACCAAGCAGCTTGATCAAAAGCTGCATCCGGCTATTATCGGGGGTGCCCATAGTTTCCCAACTCTCCTTTTGCATCGGGGAGTACCGAGGGCGGCGGCGGGTGCAAGCCCGCCGCTGCCCACGGACCTTTCAATCAACCAATCTGACTCTCTGACTTCCGCATCACCAGTGCGTCGAGATCAACGCCAACGTCCTCAAGCGAGGCACTGGTAAGCCACTCCTGACTCACCCCGAGCGCCTGAGTCAACGAGGCAGTGCCCCGTTTCGTCAGGCGACCGCTCTGGAGCCACACGCGCAGGGCTTGGTAGGTCACCCCGCCAAGCTCTGCCACCTTGGCCAAGGTCAACCCCATCAGGATCGCCCTCGCCTTTATTCGCCGCTCCAGAACCGTCACTGCATCTCTCCCTGCACACACTTCCGCTGTGGAGTTGGGAGCTAACCACAGGCTTTAGTTGAGCGCAAGAACAGGTGGCGTTTTTCGCTCTTTTTTTTCTCTGGCCTAATTTTTTAGGGTAGTTGCGCCGCTCTGCCAACTGGTTGTCCAGAGGGGCGGCGCTGCCGGGTGGGGGCGACTAGTAGCGGGAGCGCCACTTGTCGCGTTCGGCCTTGGTTGGTCTGTTGGTCACGGCTGCCACGATCTCAGCGAGAGTGAGGTCGCGCGCTTGGCCGGGGGCGTTGTGGTACGCCCGACGCAGAGGTTCGATGATCTCCGGATCAAGGTGTGGTTTGACCTTCGTGATGGCCTTGTGCTTCTTGTGCGAAGCAACTTCGTTGAACGCCTCTCGGGCCTCGATGGTCCACTCCGGGGCACGTTCGTCCTTCTCGGTGGTGCCGCTCAGCCACTTGAACGGGAACCACACCATCACCCCGCCGCCCTCGGGTCGAAGCAGGTCAACCTCATAGGTCCCGCCGATCTGACCCCATCCCGCGCTGCCCTTCTTGCCGTTGGGGGCCTTCGGGAAGCACAGGATTTCGCCGGTCGGATCGAGGTACGTGAATGTGATCGCGTTCTTGGTCGATACGCGAACGCCCCTGTAGATCCATCGCTCCTTTAGTTTGTCGGCCTCTCCCATTAGAACGGCCCCTCTTCCTCGGGTCCGCGCTGGATCGGGTCCCGCATTCCGCGCGGCCTGACCCGGCGAGGCTCTGCGGGTGCCTCGTCCTCTTCGCCAAATCCCGAGAAGTCAACGGCGGGCCTGAATCGCTCCATGTCCACCACCACCTTCCCATCGGTCACCTTCACATCGGTCACCTTCACCCGGTGAACGCCGGGGGCCAGAGGCTCCCCCGCCAGCCGGTGCACAACAGTCACCGGCTCTCCGGGCTCTTCCAGCCATCCTTCGGGCGGCACGCCCGTGTTACTGGCGAACGCGCTGACAACGCTCCCCAGAACGTGCGAGAGGTGCACGCGGCACTTCTGGTACACGAACTGAACGCAGTGCCAGAAGCGCTTGCGCGTGTAGCCGTCGTCGTCCGGCACCCAGTCGCACACGTGTTCCGGGTTCCAGTCGGCGTCGGGGTCGCCCTCGCCGTTCAGCGAGTATGACAGCACCATCATGGCCCGGTAGAGGCAGAACGTGCTGGTCACGTCAAGCTCTTCCAAGGCAATGAGGTCGTCCCGGCTGTGCGAAACCCCGTCGGCTGACAGCTTCGCGGACACGGTGCCCCTGACCTGCTGGACGATCTGGAACCGCTCGGGCGAGCCCTTGTCGTAGCTCCGTTGGTACCCCAGCCGTTTGCAGATCCACCACGGCACGTTCACGTCAAGTCCATATCCCGAGTAGAGCAGGGACAGCCTGTTTCTTCCTTGGTCCATTTTCAGTCTCCTTGCATCAGGTTTGCGCCAGCACTTGGTTTCAAAGCCCTTGCGCCGCGTCAAGGCGGCTGGCTTGCAAGGGTACGCCCCGAAGGGCGCAGAGTCACACGCTGAACACCACGGCAGCGTGGGGCCCATCGGGGTCGAGGTCATCCACACGAGCCACGTCGTCGCAGAGCGTCGCCAGCAGGTTGACCCGGCAAGCGATGCCCACGCCCAGCAGCCGTGTGCCGATGCTTCGACGCTTGGCTTGGAACTGGGTCAGCCACGCATCCGAGACACCGCACTGCCCATCGGTGACGAGCACGATATCGGCCTTCTTGAACGCGGGGCTCGACTCGATCTGCCCCATGGCCCAGTCCAGCGGGCCGTCGAACGACGTGCCACCGCTGGCCGTGAAGTGCGTCAGCCATCGCATCAGCGCCTCAGTGTCGGCATCCTGCCCCGCCTCGATCACGAACACCGACTTCTTGACGATCTTCGTGTTGAACTCGGCGGCGATGAAGCTGCGGCTCTGCTTGGCGGCGAGCTTGGCCAGAGCCCAGCCCACTGCTTTCGCCCACTCTTCACGCGGGCCGCTCATGCTGCCGCTGCAGTCCATGAGCAACACCACCGGCCCGCGAGCCACCTTGTCCCTGCCGACCATCTTGTACTGTGACAAGTCCTCCTGCAGAAACTGCGTGTAGAAATGAGTCTCCATCGCGGGCCCGCCCACCAGCCCGAGCAGGCTGCTCGGAAGCAAGCGGTCGGTGTCTGCGCCGCGCTCGATCCCCACCACCTCGCTGGCCAGCGTGTCCACCTTGCTGGACTGGACACGCTCGGCGACACGGATCATGCGGCCCGCCATCTGCAGGATGCGCTTGATCTTGCCACCGCGCGCGACCTTGTTGGCCAGCTTCTCGCGCTGTCGAACGTCAGCAGCCGTCATTGTGCCGGTGCTCTTGCCCTGACCCCACCCGTTACCGGGCATGGCCTCGACAATGTCCTCAAGCTCCGAGATCCGAGTCCCGGCAGCCTCACAGGCGTCACGAACGCACTGCCGAATGTCAGCCGCGCTCGCATCGCACAGGTCGGCGTACTCAAGGTCGGCGGCGTCGAGCAGGGCGAGGGCATGGGTCGGACCGCTGAGAGCGGACACCACCACGCCATGCGCCTGCAGGTCAGCCAGCCCGCGAAGCTCGTCCTGCATCCGCTCGGCGTCATCGACCACCTTCGCGAACTCGGGAAGCGCCTTGGCCAGCGCCTCCATGAGCACCGACGTAGACACCAGCGAGCGCCACGGGTCCAGCCCGCACCGTCGATGGAGCCGCTGGAACTCGGGCAGACTCTCGATCATCGTGAGAACGCGGTCAGCCCATTCGTGCCCTCGGCGAACCGGGGCCTTGGTCTGGTTTAGCGAGTCCAAGAGCAGCGCCCAGATATCCTCGATCAGGTCGGTGAAGGTTCGCACCTCCGGGGCCTTCTCGATGGTCATCAGACGTGGCCGCATGAACTCGCGCCACATACCGAGAACCCAACTAGTCATATTGAATCGCATTGTTTTTCTCCTTGGTTTGCATCGGTTGCCCTGAGCTTAGTCAAAAGCCCCTGCCCCACGTCAAGGGGTCAGAGCATCGCAAGGGTGCCCCCGAAGGGGCGTCACATCACACCAGACCGCCGCTGTTCTCACGCAGCATGCGCAGCATCTCGTCATGCTTGCTCTTCACGTCGCGGTGAATCGTTCGCACGGCGGTCGTCCGCGCCGGGGGGTTGCTGTCGATGATCTTCTTCAGGTCGGCCAGCACGTCGGTCAGGGTGGAGTTGATCCGCCCCGCCTTGCTGAACGCACCGGCCTCGTCCATGCTCGCGGGCATGTCCCGGAGCACGATGGTCGCCCGATCCTTGAGCTTTACGGCTTCGGCGATCAGCGGGTTGCACTGGTTGCCGACCACGCCCTCGACCACGGTGCGATGCTCGGGGCGCTGCCAGAGCATGTTGATCGCGTGGTCGAGATGGTGGACCTGAAGCGAAGCGTCGCCGTCCATCCACGCGAACGCCTTGAGACCGGACACGATGGCCAGCCAGCGGCGCGTGCTGTGGGTGATGCCCTTCTCGCTCAGGCCACGCTTCACCGAGATGACAGCGTCCTTGAACGGGTCGGGCACGTGGATCCGCTTCACCTCGTCCTGCGCCTTGGCCAACTCGCCCAGCGTCACCGTGTGCGGGCACACCTTCGGAGCGCCGCGACCCATCAGGTCATGCAGCGCGCTGTCAGAGCGCACCCATTCACAGAACACCATGGCAAGAAAGCGGTCAACGAAGGCCGCTTGCTCGGCGTCGGTCAGAACGGTGTTGGAGCCCGAGAGGATCGTGAAGGTCGGGACCTTCGCGCGGGTCTTGCCGTTCTGGAAGAAGCGCTCGTTCATCACGGTCAGCATGGCCTCGGTGATGGCCACGTTGGCCCGACCGCCCTCGTCAGCGAAGTACACGTGCGCGGTCGGCAGGTATCCATCCGTGTCGTGCTCGTAGACGTCCTGCTTGAGCTTGCTCAGCTTGAGCGGGCCGAAGACCTGCTCGTACTTGGTGAACTTGCTCATCAGGTTCTCCGCGTAGCGCGAGTCGGTGATCTGAGCCGCGAGGTAGCGGATCAGCATCGACTTGGCCGACCCCGGAGGGCCCACCAGCCACACGTGGAACTGCGCCAGAAACGCCGCCCAGATCAGGCTCACCATGTGCTCACGCTCCGCGAACTGCGTGTTCGTGAACTGGATCGCCTTGGTGATTCGGGTTCTTGTATCGTCCATTAGTCATTTCTCCTTGTTGCATCGGTTGCGGCCAACTCTTAGTCAGAAGCCCCGGCACCACGTCAAGGTGGTCAGCCATCACCGGGGTGGCCGCCCCAACATGGGGCGACCGGATGCAAACACAAGGAGCGCCGAAACGCTCATGAGGCCTAGCCTCAGATGGTCCGCACGGTCAGTGACCGCACGTCGCTCCAGTCAACGGCGTTGCCGTCTTGGTGGAACCCGTTGCTGTACATGTCGAGGAAGTAGTCGGGCGCACACGATGCGATCTTCTCGCCATCGCTACCGTGGACCGTCACCTCAATGCACCCGTAGACCGTCCGGTAGTAGTCCGGATTGGCCAGTTGCTCGGAAAGCTCGGTCAGAAGGGCGGGGTTCCGGTGCCACGGCCGGTGACCGTGTGGCCAGAACTCGCCGCCGTGACACACCAGCTTGATGGTGTAGACAGCGATGAAGTCGCCATCGGGCGCCTCCATCCCGTCGCCGTCCTCTTGCTGGCTCAGCATGTACACGCCGGGGCTGTCCGGGTCGGGAGTCCAACCCTCGATTGGAGGGAGTCCCCGGCCCATAAGCTCGGCGTTGACCTGAAGGTCGTCGTTGGCCAGCGTGAACGGGCGCTCGTCACCGCGATGGTGGTGGATCGGCTCGTCACTGCCAACCCGCTGGATCAGGACGTCGAAGTAGCTGCAGGTGATCATGCCTCTTCCCTCCACACGACTCGCCCGCCAGAGATCACCTCGCCGTCACGGTAGGCCTCGGCGTAGCCAAAGCTGGTCATGATCGTCTCGCTGATGTGGCAGTCACAACCGCCGCTCTCGCAGCAGTCGAATGTCTCGTCAGGCTCACGCAGGCCTTTGATGGTCTCGGCGAAGTGCGCCTTGTCGTGCGCGGTCGGGATCATCTTGCCCTTCGTGATGTTCAGGCATGCGCCGCAATCGACCTCGTCAAGGTCATCGCTTGTGCTTGCCGTGGACGCGCTCACCCTTGAGGGGTGGCACCCGTTCACGTAATGAGTCAGGTTGTTCATTAGTCAGGTTCTCCTTTTGCATCAGAATCAGGTGAAAACACACCCATCTCCATACGCCCACGGGGGTGTGAGCGTATCGAGGCGGGGCCAGAGGGGCCATGTCAGCCACTCTGGCAGGTTCTCGGTGGGTATGCTTGGGTGGGGCAGGTTGTGGGCGCTTGGCGGGTGCTAGTCAGCGTCCACGGCGGGGTTGCCGTCGTCGTCGTACTCGATCTCGTTGCCCTTGCCGTCGTACAGCGGGGGCATGCCCAGCTTCTTGCGGGTCTCGTTGGCGAGCTTGCAGAGCGAGGCCTGCAAGTCATCGACCCGCGTCTGAGCCACGGCCTTGTAGAGCGCGCCCATCTCTTTGAGCGCTCTCGCCTCTTCGATAGCCGCGTCCAGCGTGGTCTCACGGGTCTTGTCACCGAACGCCTCGATGCGCTCGGTGAGCGCCTTCACGTCGCCCTCAAGGCCCTTGCGCGCCTCGCTCTGGATGGCGATGACGCTCTCGGGCACGTTGGGCACCGGGATGGTGCGCAGCGCGGTCTCACCCGGAAGGGCATTGACCACAGCGCTCAGCTTGGCGAGCAGGTCGCCGTACTGACCGGGCACGAAGTAAATGTGCCCGAACCGCTTGAGCCGCACGCGCGCCATCTGCCGGAACAGGTCGCGTACGAAGCTGCTCACGTCCGGGGACGCGAACTGCCCACACTGAGTCAGCCAGTTGGCCTTGAGCGCACCAGCTGCCGGGTGGGCAGGCTTGAACAGCACGGTGTCGTTGCCGTCCGCGCGCAGGTCACCGGGGATGAACCCGATCTTGGTGAGCGGGTCGCCCAGCTTAGCGTCCTTGTCCAGCACCTTCGCGTCATCCGTCGTCTCGACCGGGTAGAGGCCATGGACCTCAGCCTTATTCAGGCCGCCCTTCTGGATCGGGGCGACGATGGTGTCGGCGAGGCCCTTGGTCACCTTGCCGATCAGTCGGCTGAACACGAGGCGGTTGCTGGGCAGCGTGGGGAGGTACTTGTCGTCCAGCCCATGCGTGGCGAACAGCGCCTTGAGATCGTCGTTCCCGATCCCCAGCCCGGAGTCCACCTCGTACCACGCGAAGTAGCCGAGGTAGTCGGTGTTGGCCGCGCTGGCGATCTTGGTGGCGATCTTGGTGGCGGAGTCCACAACGGCATCGGCCGTAGTTCTGGTTCCCATTTCGATTCTCCTGTTAGTCAAAGATTGCATCGGGTTGGTTAGACACTATTGGCGTTACCCACGCCCCACCACGGGGAGGTTGTGTCTACGGGGCGCAGCCCCCGAAGGGGCAGGCTGCTTACGCGGCCTTCTTCTTGGCGCGGGCCGCCTTGGCCTTGTCGCTGCCCTGAAGCGCGGGCGGCTTGAAGTCGGCGGGCGGCTCGGTCTCGGTCAGGATCTCGCCCACGGCCTTGTCCATGGCCTTTAGTACGGACTTGTTGGTCTTTTTGCGGTCGATCTCCAGCGTCTTGGCCGAGAGGCTGACGTTCACGGTCACGCCGAAGCAGCGACCGTACTTGCGGAACTCGCGCGCCCGCACCTCGACGGTGCTCTCGGTGCGCGGGTTGCCGCCACGTCCGAACCTGTACAGGTCGGCCTCTTCCTGCTTGTACAGGTCGGTGAGGCTGACCGGTCCCTCGGTCACGATGGCCGAAAGCATCATCAGCGCCCAGCCACGGCTGCCCGAGCGACCCACCCGGTCGACCTGCTTCTTGGCCGCCTTCTTGGCCGCCGTCTTGGCGTTGGCGTCACCCAAGGCCGCGTCGAGGTCGTCCGAGTCGCCGCCGCTGTTGTCGCCCTCGGTGGCCTTCTTGGCGGCGGGCTTCTTGGTCTCCGCCTTGGCGGGGGCCTTCTTCTTGGCGGCGGGCTTCTTCTTGGCGGCGGCCTTGTCGGCCTTCGCCTGCTCGCGCAGCAGGATGCTCCGGAGGGTGTCGGCCTTGGGCACGGTCTTGCCCGTGCCCATGTAGTCCACCTCCATCGCGTCCAGCGCCGCCACGAGGTCCTTCTGGCCCATCTTGGCGATCTGCTGCTCGGTGTACGAAGTCGTCATCTCGTGTTCTCCTTTTCAGAATGCATCGGGGTCAGCCCTTGCCGCACAAGGCTGTGCGTTGCCCGTTCCCCACCACGCGGAGGTGGCTGCCCATGGGGGAACATCGCGCCAGTCAGGTCTAACGTCCATGGCGGGCGCGTGTCTAGTCACTATTGCGGAAAATCTGCCAGCGGCATCGTCGTCAGCCATCGGCCTCCGAGGATTTGGTTGTAGTGCGCGCTGAGCAGAACGATGCCGTTGGTGCGCACCGTTGCCTTGAAGTAGATCCGGTCGTAGTCAACCGCGACCATGTTGTCCCAGATGAACTCGGAAAGCTCCCGAGTCGGGGCAACGTACATGCTGCCATGCGGGTGCTCATACCCGCTGATCGTCATGTACTCGCTGATGATCACGCCAGAGGGGTTGCGTCGCTCGCTCTCGGCCTCGCGAATCACGAACGGCGTCCCTGCCTCGCGGAAGTAGATCCACGCCGGTCTGGTCGGCGGCGGGGTCACCTTCGTGAACAGGTCCCGGAACGGTCGGTCGGGGAAGTGCAGCCTGCTCATGCCGGCCTCGCCACGTGCACGTTTGTCAGCGTGCCCGCGTCGGGGTCAAGTATGGCGAAGGCGCGAGGCACGTCCCCGTAGAACGCTCGCATATTCGCGATCTCAGCCTTGAACGACTCGTCCGTGGGGCAGGTCACCGTGCTCAGGTCGCCCTCTGCGAAGGTGACAATCACACGGGTCTCCACATGGACCCAAACGCCGAAGTAGCTGGCGTCCTGATCCGTGTCCCACTGCTTGAACCCTGCCGCGAGATACTCACGGTCGAACTGGTACCGCTCTGCGAACGGTCCCGTGAATTCGTCAACGATGATGTTGCCGCGCTCGTTTGTTCGACTGCTCATGCTCTCACCGTTCCCGTCAGTTGGTACCGCCAGTTGATCTGCCCGCCGATATCGGGCATCCGCTGAGGCGGGTTGCCGTCATCGTCGCACACGTTGGGCTCCAGTCGCGCCTGAGCGCTACCGAAGCTCACGAACTTCTTGTGACCGAGGTCGGGGTGGCCGAGTTCCGCGTTCTCGTAGACGGCCACGCCATCGCCCCGGTCCAGCCATCGCTGCACCGTGCCGTGGTGCGCCTCGTCAAGAGAATCGAATAGCTCTTGCTTGGTCATTTTTCCTGTCTCCTTGGTTTGCATCGGGTGAGTCAGCTTAGTTGAAAGCCCCCACGCCACGTCAAGGCGCTGTCTCATGTGGGGGTGCCCCGTAAGGGGCGTCAGGCATCGCTACGGAACATATGCCGGAATGCGAAGTCGGTGGTGTACCGGCCAAGTGTCAGCAGCGTCACGGTCGCGTCAATAAGCTGCCGCCATGCCACCGCAACGGCGTCGCGCGGGTTGCTGTCGGTCCTCCGGATCATGTGTTGATCCCCCCTTGCGGGTCGATGCCACCGGTCAGCACGTTGCGTTTGCCGTCCCAGATGGTGAACAGCAGCCAGTCGCTAGGGAGGCCGCCGCCACCGAGAACCCGGTCCACCTTGGTGTGATCGGGGTATCGCGTCAACAGCCCTGCGAGCGCTTCACGCTGCGCGCCGGTCTGCTTCAGCGCCATCGCCACCTCGACCGGAACGCTGTCCTGATCGGGCACGAACGGGTCCAGCTTGCCCATGTTGGCCTGCCAGATGCCCTCGCTGTCGCGCACCTTCATGTAAATGCCGGTGGCAACCGTGGGGGCAACCTTCAGGATGGCGTCATTGGGGTAGTCAGCCACCACGAGAACGCTGTGCTGCCAGAGCCGCCCGAAGGGCAGCCCGGCGAGGTCTACGGTGTAGTCGGGCATCTAATACACCCGGTAACGCCCGTTCAACACGCGCGCGTCCTCTTCGATGCCGAAGATGGTGGATACCTTCACCACGAGCGTGCCGATGATCTCGTCACAGTCGCAGCACTGGCACGGGGCCGTGTAGGTGTCGTGACCGATGGTCACCTCACCGCCACGCACCACCAGCCGGTCAGTCCTGTTCACCTTGCAGTTGTGTGCTGTGCGGTTGCAGTGGACCGAAGTCGCGTGCTCCGAGGGCTTGACCGCTCCGAACGATCCTGCCTCCGTCTTCACGGTGATGCTGATGATTCCCTCGCTCATGCGCACCCCCGCCAGCTAAGGTCGGGAGCGCCCACCACGAGCACATTCTCACGCTTCAGGGTCAACACGGCCTCACGGTTGCCGAAGGCGTCCCGCGAGGTCTTGAAGGTGGTCCGGAAGGCGAAGATGCTGGCCAATACCGACACGCCACGCCGGTCAGTCATGATCCGGAGCGTCTTGCCGTTGTCCTCCATCACGTGAGCGTTCGCCGCAACCACGGCCAGCTTTTGGGGGCGGGTCTTGGTCGCTTCGCACGACTCGTGCGTGATGTATCTTCTCGGTTGAGTCATCTTGTCTGTCTCCTTGGGTTTTGCATCGTTCTGGCTCTTAGTCAAAAAGCCCCACCGCCACGTCAAGGCGTCCAGATTGATGGGGTGCCCCTTGCGGGGCAGGGTTCAACAGTGGCCCGCGTCGCAGCGGGTGGTCCAGTCGTCGTCCGCGATGGTGCGGATCTTGGTCGCGCTGTGAACGCGCCCAAGCCACTCATGCAGTCGCTCGGCCTGCTCTGCGTCGTGGTGGAAGTCCAACGGCGTAGGGTCGCCGCTGGCCACCACGAAGGCGCAGTGCTTACACAAGGTCAGGCCTTGGCCCTCGCCCACGATCCGCTCAGCCTTGACCTCGCCGCCGTCCATCCACGTCAGCGTCTCGCCATCGGCCCGTCCCGCGTTGTCCGCGTTCAGGTACGCGCTGAAGTCTTTTTGAGCCTCCAGCCCGTCATCGGTGTCACACACCGTGCCGACGTTGCCTACGATGATCTGGTGTCTCATGCGAACTGGTCGTTGAGCGACTTGGCGATCAGGTCGGCGTTGGCAGCCACGTCGGTGCAGCACACCTCGGTCGGGTCCTTGTCGGTCGCCAAATACACGCTGAACGGCTTGCGCCAACTCGTCTTGCCCGCCACCACGAAGTAGGGCCGCGCCTTGGTCGGCTCGGTCATCTTGCGTAGGCGGCTGTCAGGCAGGACAGAGTTGAGGGTTGCCGGAATTGCAGTCACTTGCATCATGTTGGTCTCTCCTTTGGGTTTGCATCGGGTCAGGTCTTAGTTGAAAGCCCCCACACCGCGTCAAGGTGCCTGATTATCGTAGGGGTGGCCCGGTCGGGCCAGAAAGTCACGCCGCCAGCGCTCTGGTCGCTGCCGCGTGGGCCTTCTTGGGATGGTCGCCGTCCAGCGCTCGCCAGATGCTGGTCAGCAGGATGGTCGAGGCCTCGCCGGGGTCCTTCACGAGCAGCGCCGAGGCTACCGCATAGCGCTTGTCAATGCGGTAGTCGTCAAGGTGCTCGTCAAGGGCTTCGCCGTCTCTGCCATACGCCAAGCTAAGGCACCAGCCGCCCGCACGAACAGTCAAGCCCGCGTAGAGCGTCCGGTCGCCTCGCTTGCCGAATGCAGCCCGCAAGTCCTTGGTCAATGTGCTCAGCTTCGGGATCTTGTACCCGTCGCCTTTGAAGTGGTCACTTCGCGCCATCGTTCGTAGTCTCCTGTTTTGGGTTTGCATCGGGATAGGTGCTCTTAGTCAAGAAGCTCGCACGCCACGTCAAGGCGTCACCTTTGTGCGAGTCCCCCGCGCTTCACAGCGTTGGGGAGATGCTTTGAAAAAATAAGGAGTCGTATCCTGTGTCCACAGAGCGCGGGCTACGATGCGCGTTGCTCTCTGTGTCAGGCCACGTCCCGCGCAGGGGTTCGTGGCCGCCGTGTTCGGCCTAGCTTTCGCCGGTTCCTACTTGGCTCGGGGTTTGTGTGCGCCCCTTCGGGTGTTTGCGTTTCCGCTGGCCCCCCGCTGCCCGATTGAATTTTCAAAGTGCATCCGTTGTGGCTGGTATTCCCTGCCACCTGTTCTATTATACCACGGCAACTTTAGTTGAGCGCAAGTTTTTGTTTTTATTACTTTTTTTGAAAAAAATACCATAAAAACGGCAAAGTGCGGCCCTTAGCCTTTGACGACTTTCCATGGCCCCGCCTTACGCGGGCTTGCGTTACTGTAAAGGAATCGCGGGTGACCCCGCCGACTGACTAGACTGTTGCGACCACGACGTGGAACCCGGCAGGCAAAAGAGCCTCGACCAGATCGCCGACCACTCCGAGAAGGCCTGACCCGCCGAGGTAGATCGGGAACGGGCCGACGACCTGATCCCCGCCCTCAAAGGCATCCTCTTGCAGGTGACCGCCATCGGGCTGACCGGCTGGCCTGACCTGAGTGACCGAGTCGCCAACAGCCTCACCGCGCTTGACTGCGGTGATCTCCAAATCCTCACCGTCGAGGTAGATACCCTCGTCACCAAGGAAGTGGATGACCAGAAGGCCCGCGGTGCCGTCGTCCTGAAGGCCCCGAATAAGTCCTGACACGCCAGAAGTGCCACCGACCACAGTGAGCCCGACTGCGAAGCCGCCAGCGACCTCGTTGTCGTACTCTTGCAGAACGCCCCCGAGCGTCCCGTGGGCCGTAGCCTCTCCACCAAGATTGCCAGTCAGCGGGTCGTTGTCGGCGAACACGGTGTCAGGGGGGCTGAGTTCACCGAACATGAGCGCCCCGGTGCCGCCGTTGTCAATGACTCGGCGCACCACGGCAGAGCAGCCACTGATCCCGCCCGTGACTACTTCGCCCACCACGAACGGGGTGACCTCGGCGTCGTACAGCAGCCACCACGTGGCGGGCTGAAGGTAGCTTGCCGGGAGAAGGCTAACCGTCGAGGTTGACCGAATGATGACCTTGGCTGCGAGGGCGTCATCGGCAGCGTCGTGAGGCGCTGGCGTAGGCTCGTCGTATCGGAACGGGATGACCACCAAGTCGCGATTTTCGACCCCGCTCAGTGAGCCCCAATCGCAGGCCGACCAGTAGGCCGTTTCCACGGGGCAAAGCTCAAGGTAGGTGTTCCCCGCGCCATCCACGTCAGCAGGCCCGACAACGGCGTAGGGCACGCCGTCTACCCTCACCCAACTGCCCACGTGCTCCTGAGCGAAAGGCGTGCCGCTGGCCGCCGTGACTCTCTGCGGGTTGGCCGGATCGACCGTGACCGGGATCGTGACGTTGTTCGGGGCCATGATGGCCTCAAGAAACGAGCGGGTGACTCCCGGCGTGCCTCGGTGGCCATACGCGGCGACCTTGAGCGCCGCCCTGTAGGCCTCTCGGTCGTAGCCGACTGGCCGTGGCACCCCATGCAGAAAGCCAAGCTCCGTGAGCGCCTGACCCTCAGCGTAGGTGATCAGGGTGTCACGGAACGCCTGCTCAAGTTGGGAATGTACGTTGAGAGTCACTGTGAACCTCCACTAGCGGGGGGATGCTCTTGAGTCGCGGCACATCGAACGTGACCCCGGTAAGGCTGCTGTCCGTTCGCCCCGTGTAGTTGAACATAGCACCACGAACCGACCCGCCGCCAACATCAGCCCAAGCAAGGGTTGACTCCACGACCATCACAGTCTCGCCGGGGCTGTACTCTTCCAGCAATCGTGTGCTGACCACTCCCGCGTGCTCTTGCAGCGACTGGCCGATCGCGTTGGTGATGACTTCCAGCAATCCCCTGTCCTCAAGCTGCGCTGCGGCCCTCGCTCCGGACTGCAGGCTCGCGAGTACGCTGAATGCCTCCGAGTTGTCGTCGGCTGCCCCGTTGCCATCGACCAGATCGCTGCCCAAGGCCAGATAGTCTGCCCCCGCCACGAGCCCGGAGACCTGCATTGGTAGCTCGGCCCCATTGAGCGGCGACAAGCTCTTGACTGTGGCCTCTGGCACGAGCGGTGCCCATGCGGCTGTGGGTGCGAGCGACCAGTTCTCCGGAAGGGCGTAACCACCGGTCGGGGCATGGTTGAATATCGCCGTGATGGCGCGCAGCGACGTGACCGTGACCCCGATCAGCTTGAGCAGATTGGCGATCTCCATCGGCCCCACCTCGACTCCGGGGTACAGATCGGTGGTGGCCACAAGCTCACACGACCCGTTCATGTTGCCGTCGTTGCCGTTTCCGGACTGATCCGCGAGGGTTGGCGCAGAATCGCCGTCGCACCGCCACCATAGCTTCTGACTCGTAATCTGCGGGTGAACGCTCAGATCGTAGGGAGCGCCGCGATTGTCATCGTCGCCGTTGTAGGCCCATAGCTCGTCCACATCGCTTTGCACGAGCACAGCGCCCCACACTGCCACATGACTGAACCGGGCGGTGTTGCCGCCCTGAGACCCGTTCTCTTGGTAGCTCCCGAGCAGGAAGATCTCACTCGCGGCGAGCACGGGGGTGGCTGACAGCGTCTCGGTGTAATCGAGCACTCCATCAACGTACACCTTGCAGGTTGTCCCGCTGACAGTGACCACAACCAAGTGCCACATTTTGTCACGCAGAGGCAGAAGTGTGGGCGTGCCCTCTGCGGCCCCTGCGTCCACCCTGACCTTGATCCCGGCTGAGCTATCCTCGACTCGGAAGTGCTCAGCGCCGCCAGAGGCCTTGAACGCGACCAGCGTCTTGGTATCGGCCAGATCGTTGCCGTTCACCCATAGGCTGACCGAGAAGATTGACCCGGTGAGATCGTCGCCGATGGTTTCGCAGTTGACCCACTGCAGATCTTCGGCGTGGTCGAGGTTCAGCGATTCGTCGACGTAGTTCGCCGCGCCGCCATTGCCGCGCTGCTGGCCAGACAGATCATCCTGAAGCGCCGCGTATGACCGGCCAAGGCCTCTCAGCGGACTCGCCTGCCCCGGCCTGTAGTCGAGCGCGACTGGATCCGTCCATAGCGGGTCGAGGGAGGCCGTTACAAGCTCATTCAACACGCTGTGATCCGTGACCACCGACCCGATGGCCACACCGCTGTAAGTTCCGACAACAACGTTGAACCCATGACGGGGGAACGCGGCAGGCCCAATGCTGATCCCAATGTCAGGCGTGTGGCCGTCCTTGGCCAGCACGATGCAATTCAGGATCTCAGGCTGGGCCATGTTCCCAATGTCGAAGCCCTTCTTTCCTGTGTTCAGATCGATGACTGCACACCCGAGGAATGTTGCGCCGGTTGACCCTGACTTGAAGGCGTACCAGCCTGACATGTTGGCCGAGATGCAGTTCGTGAACACCGGGGCACCGCCCTGACCGATGTTGAAATACTCGCAGTCCTTGGCGATCGTGTCCCGAACGGTTTGACCGCTTGCGCCCTGAATGAATCTGGCCAAGTCGTGACCGTAGCAGCCCTCCATCGTCCAGCCGGTCCCGCCGTTGACCGCTCCAGAGATCCCCGGCAGGTAGTCGGTGAACTCAAGATTCCTCAAGACCCACCCCGTTGTCGGGGCAATTGCTATCTCCCATGCATCGTTGCCGTCGAACACCGGCCTGACTAGCGGGTCGTAGGCCTCAACCGTGATGTTGATGTGACCGCCGTTGCCAATGGTTTCAACGTAGGTCCCCGGCTTCACGCGGATAGTGTCCCCATCCAGTAGTCCGGGGTCTGCAATCACACTGCTGACCAGCGTATGGGCCTCGCCCGCGCCTACAATCCAATCGGCCATCTACTGGCCCTCCCGCTTCAGCCGCTGCTTTTCGGCCTTCTTGACCTGCCTGACCGTCTTGAACTCGTGCGGCCACTCTCGCTTTGTGACCTTCTTGCATCGGTCGCCATGAACCTTGAGAGGGTGGCCCGCCCGGTAGGCCTCAAGCTCATTTGCTGTGACGCTCACAGTCACCACTGCAAACGGGCTACCCGGCACCTCGCCCCTCTCGTAGGCACTAAAGGCATGACTACCGGGCGCATGAAGGCTGACAACAACATCGGCGGGCTCGCCGTTCGTGCCGCTCGTGCGGTACAGGGCCTCAAACTCTGTCACGTCAGCACCTTCTCGCCGCGAATACTGCGCGGGCCAGTGACGTACACCTTCGGGTAGCGCGTCCGGATCCGCACGGTGTTGATTGACCGGTTTCGCCTCACCACGGTGAGCGCGTTGCTCAGGGTGACTTCGTTCCCGGCACCCCACTGGAGCCGGATGCTGTAGATGCCGACCGGCAGTCGGGGGGTTGAGAACTTCAGCACGCCCTTGGCGGCGTCGGTGTAGCACACGTTGCCCTGACCCGGCACGGCGCTATAGCAGTCGGTAGCGACCGGGAACAGGGTGCTCTCAGCGTCGAGCAGCCGAACTGAGTACGGACCCTCTTCCATCCAGTTCGCCGTCAGGTTGATGACTGTCCCGCCATCGTCGGGGATGGCCTGACCGTCTGCCAGATCAACCTGCGGTGCAACCTCGCTGCCGAACGGTGACCCGAAGCCGGTGTCAATACGCGATGCGTCGAGAAGGGCGGGCGTAGGGCTGCCAAAGCCCCAGTCGTGAACCGTTTGCGAGCTACCCGGAATGCTGCTCGGTGACCCAAATCCCCACTCTGGCATCTTCTACCACTCCTTCTTGCCTGCGATGACGCATGACAAGGTGTGCCCGAGATCTACATCAGCAGCAGGGCCGCCCTCCACCTTGACTGCCACCACATCGCGAAGGATCAGGGCCTGACTGAAGGTCGGAACATCGGCGGCGATGCCCTCGTGGTCCGATGCTGGGCTCAGGTTGACCGTCGCCATGAGCGTTGCCCCTGCGAAGTCGTTGGCCGCGTACTGAGTCGTGGTCATCTTGTAGAGCTTGATCACGTATGTGTCAGCAGCGAGTCCACCATCGGCCAAGATCGCCGTGAACTCGGTACACGTGAACGGCTCCTGAACGTAGTACGCCATATGCGCCAAGCTGCCAGCGCCGCCGCTCGCGTTGGGTGGCTTGATTCGCGGGATCCAGCCTGTGTTCTGGTAGGTGCCCTGGACCGTCCCGGCGTAGCCCATTCGGTCCTTGGTGACCGCTTTTGGGTTGGCCGGGTCAAGCGCCGCCTCTGCCAGCTTGACCGTTCCGAGCGTGGTGGTGGTGGCCGGGTCCACGGTGCCGACCGGGTGCTTGTGCAGGGGCGTGCCGCCAGCCAGCCCGTCGTCGGTGGCGTAGTTTCCCTCAGTGTTGTGGCGAAGGCTGACGCCGGTAGTGCTGGCGTGCGTGTCCGAGATCCCGGCGACCGTCCGGTTGTCGAAATCGGTCTTCAACTGCTCAAGATCGCCCATCGTGTCGCGGAACGGCTGCTGCCAGTTGCGCTCGCCCTTGGCGGGCTTCTCGATGCCGAGCTTGGCGCTCTGGATCCGAACGATGACAAACGCGCTGTCGGGGGCCAAGAGCGGGTCCTGCTCGCTCCACACGTTCAGGTCGTTCTTGACCTTCAGGAACAGGCGATGGTTGCCCCACGTGTCGATGCCGTTCAGGTCCGGCGTTTGCGTGGTGGGGTCGGCAAGCGTAGCCCCGGAGCCGGGGGGCTCGTCCAGCAACTCCCAGTCCCACCCTGTGATGATCGACCCTGAGCCGGGGCTGCTCGCCACGCCGTCGAAGCTCTTGTTCTGCGGAAAGCTGACAGCGCTCAGGTCGATAACCTGATCGGCTCCCGCGTCTGCTGTTGGGTTGGCCATGCTCTAAATGTCTCCCGCGCCCTTCGTGTAGCAGTGGACTGAGAAGTTGGCGTCCAAGTCAACCCCCGCCATGTCGTAGATCTCGACCTTGATCAGGGTCGGTGTTGACCGCTTGGCGATAACGACGCACGGCACATCGGTGCCGAGTCCTGCGCCAGCGAACCCCATAATCGGCATAACGTCAGCGCCGCCCACCGCTGGTGCTGCGGTGATAGTCACGTCAACTCTGCCCGTGGCGGTCTTTACCGCAGTCAGTACGTGCCGGTCGAACTGGATATTGTAGATACCGCCCGACCAGTAGATGCTGGCAGTCGCCCACAGAACCTTCGTCGTCCCCGCCTGCAAACCGTTGGTTGTGACTAGACCGGCCTCGGCTGTCGCCAGATCGATATCGAGCTTGTTGATGCCCCGGTTTGCCGGGTCGTCCGACCACGCCTCACCGAACGGCAGCTTGCCGGGGTCGCCCCACGTCAGGTGCCTGTAGTGCCTGTACATGAACTCGTACAGAATGTCGGCAACGCCCCATGAGCCAACCGCATCGAGCTTGCCACAGTTGGTATCCAGCACGTACTTATCACTGGCGTCCTCGTAGTCGGCGATGTCGAAGTCGCTGTAGAAGCTATGTCCGCGAAGCGTCGGCTCGCCGCCGACCCACTGGAAGATCTTGGCCACGCGAACCCACCGAACAGACGGATCGGGGTTGGCGAGGCTGAACTGGAACTCCACACGCTCCCGCTCCCGAGTGTTCGGGCTAAAGCTAGTCTCTGACACGCCAATGGTGTCCCACTTGCGGCGGTTGGCCTTGTCAGATGCGACCACGATCCGTTTGGCCCACAACCAAGCCTCGTCCTCACCCGCGAGGTAGCCCGCAGCGTCAACCGTAAGCTGCTGGCTGGATAGGGCCGAGTCAAACCGGACCACATCGGTACTGGCCTTGTTGCCGTCCGCTGGCGTGTCATCGTCCCATCCGACGTAGGCGAAGTGAAACGAGTTGAGCAGGGTGACCACGGTCCCGGCGACCGAGTAGTTGATCTTGGTGAGCAGCCCACCGTGCTTGCTCGGACCTGCCCCGATCATGGCCCCGGCAGGGCCGCGCTGCAGATACTCGTAGACCAGATCCTGAAGCGCCTCTACGTCGGGGCGATCCAGTCGCTCGTCATCTTCAAACAGGACTCGCTCTGCCATTATGACACCTCGATATCGGCGGCCTTCACTCTGACTGCACCGCGCGTGGACACAGGGTACCAGTCGTCTACTGGGGCTGTGAAGTGGACGTTCTGGACCGTGTCAAGTGTTTTGAGTTTGCAGCCGAGGTCGTACAGGACGAACGGCTTGCCTGGGGGAACCGTGCGCCCGTAGTTGACGCACTCGTCAATGACCCGATCCCGCTCGTCAGACAGGTTCGACCCATCAGTGAACACGATGATCATGTCAAGGCTGCTGATGTACTCCACGTCGGGCGGCAACACCCGACAACGCCCGCCGCTGGGCCGGTATCCGGCAGCATCAAACACCGCCGCGAGCGCCGGGTCACTTTCGACAACTTTCTGAAGCTCGCGAATCGGCCCAGAGTAGACCGTGTACCCGCTGATGGTCCACGTGGCCCCGGCATCCATGAGAGTGTTGTCGGTGACGTAGATCAGGCCCCGCTCCGGGATGCTGACATACTTACTTTCGTCAGCAGGGACCCCGTCGATCAGGAATTGAGCCCCTGTGATCGGGTCCTTGGCCGGGGCCTCGTGGTAGATCAGTGTCTGCTTTAGCGCGTCATCGCCAACGGGAACGACCCCGGTGGTGGCGACCCCTTCCTTCTCATAGCCGACGAGCCCATCGCCGTCATCGACCACAAGCTCGCTGTAGGCCGGTCGTGTCGGCGACTCCCACACAAACGCATGGCGCAGCCTTCGGCCTGTGCTGTCCGTGAACGCCTTGGCCAAGGCCCTGAGCGCGGGCCCTTGTACGTGGGCCAGCCCCGCCATGTAGTCGAGCCCGCGCTGTACGGCCTCGCCGTCATCCTCGCCATCCATGCCGCCGCCAATGGCTTGGGCGTTCGTGACAATCGTGATCTCAGGCGGGGCGCTGACTACCGTGTCGATGGAGCCTGCCGGGGCGTTGGTTTCAAGGCCCGTAGCCGAAGCGGTGACCCGGATAGGATCGTCGCCGCCAACTGGATACGTGGCCTGACCATCGGGAATGGTGAAGTCCTCCGCGATGTAGAGCACGTCACCGCTGTCAGAGCGGCCAAACACTGCCCCCTCTACCAGCAACTCGCCAACGGTATCGTCTCGCGTGACAAGGCACCCTGTGCCGCTTGCCGGGGCCGCGCCCTCCCTGCCGAGCCCGGTGCCCGGTAGATCGCGAAGCCGAGCGTCCAAGCGGGCTCCCTTCGCTCTGCGTAGCCAGTAGGCCTCGCGCACGCCCTTGATCTTCCGCTCGTTGCTGGCGATCTCTTCGGCAACCGTTCCGAGAACCGTCAGAAGCGCGCTCCCCTCGCTGACGTCCGTCAGGGGGCTTCTCGCGACAACTCGGGCAACGAGGTCCGTCAGGATCTCTTCACTGTCCCTCGGTTCAAAGATTGCGTCTGTCACTTAGCTCCTCCGCTGATCGGGATCCGCAGGTCCAACGGCTCCCCGCCTTTTGCAACGAGGGTGCAGTCTACCTCGTACCCGTCGCCTCGGTCTAGCACGGACAGCCGTGCCACGCGGTCGATTCTTTTCTCAGCAAGTGACTGCTGAAGCACGTCGCTGGCCAAGAGCCCTCGGGTTTTCAGGAGCGCTGGGGTCCCGATCAGGTTCAAGATGCCGTAGCCGGGGAACACCGCGTGCTCGCCCTTTCTTGTCAGGAACCTGATGATCAGGGCCTGAGTCAGGAGCGGCGGTCCCTTTATGAGCGCAATGTCGGTCGGGTTCTCCCCGCCAACCGGCATCAAGTCGAACCCGCCGCTGGAAGCCGTCAGCGCGAAATCGACGCCAAACACACCGCCCTTGTCAGCCAGAGCCCCGGCGACTCCGTGATCCTCGTCGGTCGGTATGACCAGCACAAGGCCAGCGTACAACGGGGCTCCGTTGGGGGCCGTCAGCGTGTCCGGCATGCCGTTCAGTTCGGCAATTTCATCTGCCCCGTCAGGGGTGCCGACCAGCTTCTCTGCGATGCTCTCAAGGGTGTCGCCCTCCTTGACTGTGTAGCTGATCACGTGCAATGGGGCCTGCACCTCACCATCTGACAGGTCGTTCGTCACGTACCCTTTGATATCAACGGGCGTGGGCGTGTTCACCGTGCTTGAGTTGTCGTAGCCCAGCCAGTTCAAAGCTGACATCTGGGCATCCTGCATGGCCCCGAGGGCGTCGGCGTGCCATCCCTTCAGGGCCTCTGTCCGGTTCAGGTGCGGTATGGCGTCAATGGTGGCCCGCGTGAGCAGGATCCCCGCCTCGGCGACCCGAAACACCGCGTTCATCAGCTTCCGGTGAAGGTCGTAGACTCCAGCGGAGGTGTTGACCAGTTGGGTCGAGCTTTCGATGACCCGCCGCACGGCGTTGACCGGCTCGATCCAAGCGTCCATGGCGCTGCTGAACTCGGCAACCATCTGGTCGGCCTTTAGGATATACGCGGAAGCCTGATCGATGTACTTGGTCGCCTTCTTGGCCAACTCGGCAACCTGACCCCACAAATTCAGGGCCGGGGCCTGCGCTTCGGCGTAGGCCGTGAGTCGCATGTCGTACTCGTAGCTGTGTCGACTGGTGCCGGTGGTCCGGAACAGGTGGAACTTCCGGGGCTCGACAAAGAAGTTGTGTTGCTCCCAGAGCGCCCTGACAACCATCAGTAGCTCGGTGTTGTTGCGCTTCGCTTCGGCGTCCCTCGCGTCAGTCTGGTACTGGCGCATGAACGCCTCAAACTCGCGAAACAGGTCGGTCCCGCTGGCAAATAGATCTGCGCCCTGAGCGTCCACGCCAAGCCGGACATCCACGCCGCTGCGCCCGCGAATCGTCAGCGACTGCTCTCGTACCCCGCTGTGCTCTCTGACCGGGAACTCGCCCAGCGTCCACGTGAGTAGCGTTGACTCCGTCCGGTCGTAATCGTAGTGGTTAACCAGCGGGATCTCGATGGCACGCTTGAACTGGATGGACGGCTTCAGGTTGTCAATGGCGAGGTTGCGAGCCTCGTACACCTCAATAATGTACCGGACAGCAGTCGGGCCATACTTCGGCGCGGTAGGGTCGCCGCCAGTCGTCGCCGCCAGAAAGTTTGTGGGCCCCGCCATTTCTAGTCCTCCGACTCAGAAGAGATATGGATCCGCTTGGACTTTAGCTTACTTGTGGCAGAGTCCGGTAGCTCTGGCTGCGGTATCTCGGTATCGACATACGGGGGGTGCTGTACGGCCAGTGCCCATGTCTCAATAGCCGCCACACGGGACTGAAGAGCCGAGACATACTGCTCAAGCGCTGCGAGGTAGGTCAGGCTGGTGCTCGCCAGCATGAGTCGATCCGGGGCAGAGCCGCTAAGACTGACCCGGAACACCCCGCCCTGCAGGCGCATGATCTTGTGCTTCGACTTGTTGACGTTGACCGTGAACGACCCGTTCTTGTCGAGCGCCACCACGCCACCGCCAAGCTCCCAACCGGTATCGTCCTCGTGCAGGCCATCCTTGCGATCCGACTCTTCGTCGCCGCCAGCGCTGCCTTTGTTCAAGGATGACTTGGAGTGCGGAATGAACCCCACGCAGTAGGGCGACCTTGCGACGCCGTGACGAATAAGGATCGCCTGCGGCCTGTTCGTGCGCTCAGGGTTCGCTAGTAGCTCCGCTTCCTTCTTGCCAGCCCCTGCGATTACGACCCTTGACTGAACGCCCTTACCGCCGCCCTGTGAGAGGACAGGCACCGCAACCCACGTGTGGCCGGTGTTCGGATCCCAGCAGTTGATGACCTGCCGCCCCCTCTGGAGGTAGCTCTTGGTCACGAGCACGAGCGAGCAGTTGCTGGAGATCCGACGCCACATGCCCTGCGCGTTCGTCCGACCGCTCACTCCCCCCTGCTGACTGCCGCCACCGCTCATGGCTCCCTCCTTCTTCTGCCCTGAGCGCTCGGTGCCTCTCGACCTCCGCGCCTCGGAATGTCCACCTCTGGCGCTGACCGGAACTGCTCTGAGTACAGTCCGCGAACAAACGAGACGGTCGTTCGCTTCATCGCCGTCGAGCCTACCACTGTGATTGTGTGCTCGACCTTCTCCGCGTAGCCGACCATCGTGTCCGACTTGAAGTGCTTGGGTAGCAGCTTCTCGGGCACCTCCACCCTGACGATCTCGCCGTGCCTCAGTCTCGGGTCGAAGTGCACGGTTGCAACGCCGGACAGGAACCGTGACGAGTCGTAGTGCCACTGATACGCCTGCAGTGCGATGGTCCGCATGAACGCGAGATAGTTGAAGTTCTTGGGCAGCCTGCCGTTGTCAATGTCAGGCAGGAACGGCCAGTTGGGCTGGTACAGCCTTAGACCGTGCCTGATCACGCTTGACTTGTCCTGCACAGGCAGCCCAGCGCTCTGGTAGTACCGAACCGCCGAGTCCTGCGCGAACGGCAAGCCCACGGTGACCGCGTTGATCTTGTCGTTCTCCGCGATCCCGAGCGCAAGAGAGAACACCTTGCTACGCTTGACAGTCACGGCCTGCTCGGGATTCCACGTGACCCCGTCGAACATGCCGAGAGTGCTCATGCGCCACTTCTTCGCGTACTTCTTGTACGTTCCGAGCGGCACGTCACGCCAAGGTCGCATGCGGTACATCAGCACCAGATTCCGCTGCAGCGACGCGTTGGCCGTTCTGACATTGGCTGCACTGCTCTCGTCGCCGGGTTGGCTATCGAGCGCCTCCGTTGTACGCGACCGGGCAGCATTCCTCCTGAGCAGCAGGACCTTCTTCCCGATGTCTGCCGTGTCAACGGGGTCGTCACCCAGCGACAGGTCCCCGCCGCCCTCGATAGTCGGGAACATTTCGATCATGCCGGGATCAGCGCCATAGGCACCGACCATCAGCCCGGTCACGCTGGTCGCCTCGGTGCCGCCAACCGCCTGAAGCGCGTTGAGCGTTGGCCCCGGAATCGACTCGGCCTCGCGGCGGGGTGCCCCTTCCAGCATTCCATCCGGAACAGAGGCGTAGGCGTTTCTGGACTGAATCCCGTGCACCACGGCCACCATATTGCTGATCAGGGACTCACCCAGCGACTTGGGCATTTTCACCTGAGCGACCAGATACAGGAAGTGTGACAGCGACGGGCCCACGTCCTCGGTAGCGCCCATGACCAAAGCCTTGATTACCTCAGACCACGACTGAAGCGAGAAGATCGTGCCGATTCTGTTCTTGATGGTCGCGCTGGCCAGCACCTGCACTCGATTCAGCAAGTCCATCCAACCGATGCAGCTGACTTGGTAGTCGGACAGGCTGACCGTATCGGCGGCATCACCGGCATCGTTAGGTGACTGCTCTACCGAGACTGCGTAGTTGGCGGTATCCACGTACCCAAGAGCGAGAAGCGGACCCTTCCTTGACTCACGAATGACGATCCAGTCGCCCGACACCGGCCTGATGCGCGTGCCTTCGCCGTCGCTCGTGATCAGAAGCTCCATCGGCAACCGCAGCGTGAGCGACACACTGTCCCACGGGTCATGGGTAGCTCCCACCCACGAGACAGAGCGGACCCACGGGTTCAGGCCGGTGGCAGGCAGGCCGGGGCTGTCGCCTGTGTCCTTGTGGAGTTCCACAACGACGCCGAGAAGGTCGCTCATAGCTTGTTGTACAGGTCCGTCCGGAGCCCGCGAAGCTCCTTGACTACTTCGTTCATGATCCGTGGCATCTTGCCGATGTTGTTCAGAATGTGCCGAAAGGCGTCGGCATCCCCCTCGAATGACTTCTTGCTGACTGGAGAGAGCTCAGCCGGATTGATCCCCGGCATGCCGCCGAGCCCGCGTCTGACCCTGCGGTTGGTTACGTCGAAGTCCCCGTCAGCAAGGATCCCGCTTATCTCGCTGTTCAATCCCATCGCCATGAACCCTTCGCTCATGCCAGGGAAGTGCTTACGCATGGCCTTCACGGTGCTCATGGGCCCCTTGCGACTCATGCCCTCCAGAGCCTTCACGGAGCCGCCAATATCCCCACCGCCCTGTGAGAGGGCTTCCATGAGCACAGCGCTCTGACCGAGGCTCTGGAAGGGCGCAAGCAACTGCTGCCTCGCCCCCTGAATCGGCGACATGAGCTTTGTGCTCGTCCGCGCCAGATCCACCCCGAACTTGCCCTCGCTACTGAGGGCCGCCATGAACCGCTCTGACTTGCCCAGATCGATCTGCAGACCATCGTTGGCCATCTGACTCGTGTTGGAAGCGATCATGCTCAGGAATTCATCGATCTTGGCCCCCCGGAGCCCGTCACCGGCAGCGATGCCAGCCGCCCTGCTGAAGCTCCCACCCCGACCGCCCGCTCCAGCGGCACGCAGGCCATGGTAGCTCGCCATCGACCCCATGCTGATCCCGGAGGTGGCCATCTTGCCGATCATGTCCTCGCTGACGTTCGCGCCACTGAACCCGGCCATGCGGCCAAACTCGGTATACTGACTCGCCAACTCTTCCGGCTTCATGCCGTACTTCTGAGCGATGTTCACCGCATTACGCATGCCGAACTTGTCACCGGTCGTTCCCGACAAGAGCCGCATCCGGTCCACGCCAGCGTAGCGAGCGGCATCGTTGTAGACCGCCGTTGCAGCAGTCGCCTTCTGCTCTTGGCTGGCCCCGAAGATGGAAGCGCCAGCCATGACCAAGCCGCCAGCCGCCTTGGCCAGCGGGTGCGGGGCCATCATCAGCCCCATGCCGACCATCTCCCCGATGCCCTTGCCTACGGTACCGGCCTGACGATACCTCGTGCCGGGGTCCACGTTCACGTCCTGCCCCATGTACTGGCTGGCAACGCTCCCGGCCTTTGTCAAGGCCATAGAGGCCATCGCACCGGCAAGGTTGCGCCTGCCACCGCCTCCGGGGCCGGGGCCGCCTCCCCCGCCGCCTCCACCGGGGCCGCCTCCCCCGCCGCCACCACCAGAGCCGCCACCACCGCCGCCACCAGAGCCGCCACCGCCGCCGCCCGGTCCAGCGGGACCCACGGCTCCTACGCCTACGGTGCCGTCAGTGCTGACGCCGACCCCGAACGATAGCCGCCCAGCAGATTCGTGAAGACGGTCCACGGCCTTCTGAAGACGCTCGACCTCACGGTGCGCCGCCTTGGCGTCAGCGCCAATTTCAATAACTGTGCGGTGTCGTTGTTCAGTCACTCGGAGGGCCCTCGCGCCAGTCAAAATCTACTTCCGACAAAAGCTCTCGCTCAAGCCGGTCGATGACCGGGTCGCCGGTCGTGTACTCGCCGCTATCGAGTTGCTGCAGCAGTACCTTCTGCCATGCCTTGTCGGGCATCCTCAGCAAGATGCTCTCCAAGGTGGCAGCGTCTGGTGCTAGCAGGGCCTCAGCCGGTAGCTCCAGCGGTGCCAGTGCCCACGAGACGAACGGCCAGAACCCGGCCCTTCGCGCGTAGGTCACCCTTTTCGCGGTCTCCGCGAAAGTAACGGTCGGCGTGACTCTCCAGCACGCCCAGCAGGCTCACGAGTAGGTCGTCGTCTTCGCCGCACGCCTCGATCAGCCACGTCGGTGGGTCGTTGAGTTGCACGGCAACTGTTGACAGGGCATGGAACCGGCCTTGCTGCACGGGCGGCAGGGTTGCCCAAGCGACTCCCGCCATGGTGGCTTCCATGCGGGCAATCAGGGTCCTGCCGTCCTTGTCAGGAACATGGCTGATGCAAGTGCACGACCTGAGCTTACCCGTGGCCGGGTCCGTATACCGAACCTCCACCGGGTGATCCCGCTCGATAAGGACCGAATCCGCGTCGGGCGCAGGCTCCGAGAGTTCCTTCTTCATCGCCAGAATGTCGATGGTTTGGCGTGGCTCAGTCATCGGTTAGGCGTCCGACTCGTCGTACTGACGGATGCCGATGAAGCGCGCGTTGACCGTCTTGATCCCGCCACGGTCAACCCGCCACGAGATGTTCTGGCCCTTGCAGCCCTCCACCTTCGCGATGGGCTCGTCAGTGATGACATCGTAAAGCTCGATGGTGAGCGGCGGGGCCTCCACGACCTCCTTGGTCCCGCCTCGCGGCCAGATCCCCTGCTCCATCAGGCTCTTGCCCTTGATCCGGACGAAGTCGCATGTGACCGAGACCGTGCGGCCAGTCGCCTCAATGCCCACCGCGTCGATCTCGCCCAGAACCTCAATCGGGATCTGGTTGATGCTCTCGTCCACACCGACGCCAGTGGCCCATCCGGCTTCCTTGCCGTTGACGTGAACCTTGGCCCGTGCGCTAGTTACTGCTCGGTCGCCCATTCGTACTTACCTCCCTACGCTGCGATCCGGATGACCGAAGCAGCAATCTCGATGAAGTTGACCGGCTCGATGGGCGCGATGGCGAAGTTCAGTCTGAACGTATCACCAAGGTCATCCACGGTGACCGAGTCGGGATCGAACGCCTTGATGATCTTGGCGGCGACCTGATCTCGCAGCACGCTCTTGGCGCGACTGAGAATGTTACCAGCCGTGGTGGCCGTAGCCGGGTCGCCAATCAGGCTTAGCAGGTTGTTCCGCAGGTCGCGGATGCTGGTGTTGATCGACTCGTTGGCGCTCATTTCGCTGAACGCCGGGTTGTCGTCGGTCACGTAGGTCGTAACCGTGCGCTCCAGCTTCCACCCGAGCCGGTCCTTCGTGTAGAAGCACAGCCCGTTCGCTAGCAATTCCTCGATATCGTCCTCAAGGTCGATGGTCGAAGCTGCAACCACATCGACCACGTCGGGCCGCTTCCACGTGCCGGGGGTGCCGACCGGCGTGCCGGCCTGAATCCCGGCCATCTGCACGGCCTGCCACGACGGGTCGAGCGTGATAAGGCCACCCGTTACCGGGCTCTCGATCTCGATGCTCTCAAACGCGGCGCTGAGGTGCCGGGTGTTGAGCGCCTTGACGTTCGTCAACGCCGTTGCCTTGCTGGTGTCTCCGGGCATGCCGACCCACCAGTTGCGCTCGCCGCCGCCCTTACCGGCCATGTACTGGCAGTGAGTCCGGATCAGCTTGTGGCTCGCGAGGTCCGTAACGCCGGGGGCCACGCCGATCTGCACGTCCTCGATACGCAGAGCGTTCAGAGCAGCCGTAGTCGCGGCGCTGTCTGCCGCCGCTTCGGTGCCACCCGCCAGAGGTTCCTGTGCAGCATCGGCAAGGGCTGTGTCAGCCGCTGCGTCGCGCTCCACCTCCACGAGGATGCTCTTGGCCAGCGCGGCCCGCGTGAACTCCACGTTCGCGGTGACGTGCTTGTCTGCGCCCTCGATGGTGGTTGCCGCGAGAGCATCGAACTTGGTCAGCGCCAGCGACGTAAACCGGGGCTCCAAGATCTCAGCCTCAAACGAGGGCAGCGCGTCGATGAAGGTGACCGCATCGATCAGAGTCGGGTATTGCGCCTCTTTGCACTGCACCGCCGTGCCGGTCGCGGTGATATCTGCCGTGGCAGAGCCCCCCGACTTGGTCACCTCCACGTCCGAGATGCTGGCGAAGCTCGTGATGCTTCCCGACTCGCCGTCAGCGGCCACCGTCTTGGCCGCACCGTCCGCTTCGGCCCAGATGATGGTGCTGGTGCCCGGTACGCCAGCCAGACTGATGCCGGTGATGACGATGGTGGTGGTCTCACCCGCGCCGGGGGCCGCGTCCGGAGCGAGCGAAATGTCACCATCGCCACTGATCGGGTAGTCCACGCTCTGGCCAGCGGCCACGGTAAAGATCTGCGTGAACTTCAACTCGATGCCGCTGCCTGCCGCAATGGCGTACTCGGCGGTCATGTCCTCGCCAACGGCAGCAAGCTCGGAGCCGGTGTACTTCAGTCGTAGCACGTTGCCGCTGGTGAGATCGTCGTAGACCTCCACCAGCCCGTCACGCTGAATGGTGACCTTCTTGCCGGTCGCTCCAGCCTCGACCTTGGCGCTGGTGCGGTTCCCTGCCGCGCCCCACACCTTGGCCAGAAGCTTCAGAGTCGCCTTGGCTCCATCGGTAAGGGTCAAGGAAGCTTGACCCACCGACTGTCGGTTGACCAGAACCACTGCCGAGGGTCCGCCGAGCACACGATCATCGCTGGCGGGGCTGTAGAGCAGTTTGGCGAGATTCGCCAGTCGCGTGTCTACGGGCAGAAGGTTGCGAAGGGCGCGGGCCGAGCCGACCGTTCGGGGCGTTGCCGCCTCCAAAAACGGGAAGTCCCCCAACACCGCGACTCGGTTGGTCTCCAAGGCCTTCTGGGCGAGGGCTGTCGCATCCACGGTCGCGTAGATGCCGGGGCGTCGGGTCGTGGCGCCGTTGAAGTTGATTGCACTTGGTGACATTTTGTCTCTACTCCCCCTCTGTCTCAGAGTGGCGTCGCGCCGCCGCTGTCGCCGTCAACTGTAGCATCGACATGCGCAACGATCACACTGGTTATACTTGGAATGTCCTCAGAAGGCACGCGGACTGTTACCGTTTCGGTATAGGTCCATCTCGTTGTCCGGACAAAGACCCCGTTCGCCTCAAACGCCATGCCCTGCTCGCCCATCAGGTCGCCGCCTCCGACATAGCTGAAGTTCTCATAGCCCGCCCGGAGCATAAACGCACCGTACTGGATCGTAATCGACCTGACTACCCACCAGATGGCCCGCACAAGCTCCTTGTTGGGGCCGTAGCAGTTGACCAGAAGGTGCTCGTCAGCAAGTAGGCCAACGAGAGGCGTGCCGTCGTCATCCCGGCCCACGGCGTACCCAAGGGGCTGGTGCTCTGACGCATTGTCCATCACACCGACTGTGACCTGAAGCACCTTCGGCTTCTTGCCGTCGTATGACTGACCGAACTCAACAATTGAGCGCCCGCCCGGAAACAGCAGGTCGTGCCACTGGTCCTTGACCTCTTGACTGATCCGCGAGTCAGGCGGCAACATCTCTCGCCACGCGGGCAGATCCCCGGCGAGCGCGGCCCACGCCGCCCTGATAGTCATCGCGTAGTGAAGATCAATCACCGTAGACGTCCTTCATAATTCGCGGCATCGCGTTCATCACGCGACCGGCAATCCGACGCGCTGTGATGCCGGGGTGGATCCACGGCTTCGACTTCCAACTGATAGTCCGGAACGTGCTGAACACGGGCCCGCCCGCATCCGGGTTGTCATCGGTGTGAGTCTTTCGGTGGACGACAAGGCCATGCAGAAGGTCCGTCACATGGCCGGGGCGCTTCGGTACGTGCCCTGCGCCCAACCTCTCACCCTTGTCAGTTGTGGCGGCACGACTGCTGCCCTCCATGCGCTCAGTGTGGCGAGCCAGCAGGCCCTTGACCTCGCTCAGCACGTTCTCGGCCCGACTCATGTTCATGGCGGCCCCGCCCATGGCGAGCGACTTGATGCTCTCCATAGTGTGGTCGAAGGGGATCGCGGCGGACTGCTTCGCTTTCAGCACATTGATTCGGATATCGAAGGCGCCCTCTGTCCCGACTCCACCGGGGCCAAGGCCTTGCTCCATCATATTCGGGAGCGCTCCCCGGCGACCATTCCTGTCGGGCGGCGGGTCCGCAAGCTCCACGAACACGCGCCCGCCCTGCTTCCGGATGCTGATGCTCCTGATGTATGACGAAATCGTGTCGCTGCTGGCGTGCAGATGCTTCTGCGCCAGTCGCTTCCATTCGTTTTGCACAACGAGGGCCGCCGCATCTGACCTGTCCCACCCACCGTTCTTGCTGACGCCCAGCACCTGAGCGAGGTTGATCCTGCGCCCCGGCATTACACGTCACCGGCCTTCGGGTCCGCGCTGCCCAGCCACTCCAGCGAGCAGTCGGCCAGCACCGGCAGGGTCTGGTAGATCCGGCTCGACCCGTCCCGCACGTAGGTGTCACGGTTCGCATAGGGGAACGTGTGCACGCGGTAGACCGGCTCGGTGTAATAGTGCACGCCGTACTTGGCCCCGAGCACGGGAGCCCGCCCGCCCGCGAACGACACCACATCATCGCCGCCATCGTCGGTGACCAGATCGCCAACGCGCAGGGTGAGCATCAGGGCCGTGACCGTGTCGATGTAGTAGGTGCCGTTGTTGGCCGGTGTCTGTGCACCGCTGGCCGTGATCGCGTCCCCGGCGAGCCACCCGTCTGCCACCCAGTCCCCGGCATCCCTGACTATCGTTCTGGCCGCCGCATCGAACACGATCCTCGGGCCAGCCGCCGTGACAGTGTCCTCACCCTTTGACCAGTCGATCTTGCCGCCGACCACGTCGTAATCAACCCCATCCACCAGATCACCGGGCAGGGCGACTCCATCGGCATCGGTGCGAATGATATTCAGCACTCCCCATTCGACTGCCTGCGCCGTGGTCTCGTCGCCGTCAACGCCCAGTACCATGCTGCGCGGCGTGATGGGGTAGCGCAGCGCCTCGGTGGTGGCTGCAGTGCGGTCGCGGGTCTCGCTGAACACAACGGCGCGGTCTGTGACGGTGAACCGGTCCATGAACCCCGGCAGATGCTCGCCCAGCGTGGTGATCCGGACTGACCCGATTCCCATGCGCCCGTAGTGGGCAAACCGCTCGGGCTGCTTCTCCGAGGCCAAGATCACGCCCTTCACCGGCTGCTTGCTGTGGTAGTACCACCGAGAGCCGCCACAGCGAGGGCAGTCAGGTCTTGCCTCGCCCGTTTCCTCGGTTACGGTGGTTCCACCCCCTGTGAGGCTCATTCGGCGCTCACAGGGGCACTCTGCGGCCATCTCCCACTGCAGATTAAGTCCATGGGCCAAGACCTCCTTGCGAAGGTCGGCCTCGGTCATCTCCGCGAGCGTTTTGAGCTTCTTAGGCTCCAGCGTGGTGAAGATGCGACTCAAAATATTGCCATCCTCGGAGTGCGCCATCGGCGCTTGATGGCCTTGATGGTTTCCTTGTACCGCTTCTGGAACGACTTGATTCTGGCCGAGTAGCCGCTGTTTTCAGCCGATGACGTGGTCCCGACGCTGGTCGAGAGGCCGTCAATGCTGATGCTCTTGCTGGCGATACCGGCCCCAATGATCAGGTCGCCCGCGATATCAAGCGGCAGCATGGCCGCCGTCATGGCGATGCAGTCAATGATATCCGCTGGCACGGGCCACTTGCTCGTGACGTTAAACGTGGGGTCCACGGAGGTGACCGCTTCAGCAAAATCAATGTCTGCCGTCGTGAACTCTTTCACCGTGCTCTGCGCGCGGCGCTCGGTGGCGCTCCACGTCAGAACCTCGCTGTCGAGGACCCCGGTGGCCTTGTTGATGCCGTTGACCGTGGCGGTGAACGACCCTCCTGCGGTGGGGGCCTTACGCGGTGTAACCGTGACCGGGCCCTGTGCAACAAAGTTGGTCACAGAAGCCACTCCAAGCGGCATCGACACACGCTGGTCGGTGAATCCGGCCTCGTAGCTCACACCGAGCCAGTGAGGCGTGTAGGCGCGACCCATCATCCCCGAGATCCCCAAGAACGGGACTCCACCGCTGTAGATGACGCTCCCGATCCCTTCTGGACCCGGCATGATCTGAAGCTGGCCATGATTTGGGCTGCTCAGCACTGCCCAGCCAGCGGGCAGGTCGTTCTTCGGGTACGCGCCGAACTTCACGTCCATGCCGGTGACGGAGCGAGTCGGGCGAACCTTTAGCTGCGTGTAGAAGAAGCTGCTGTAGATATGGTCGCTGACGTCGTGGCGTTCGCTGGCCACCTCTCGCCAGTCAAGCTCAATGTCAAGCTCGGTACTGACTACCGCAATGGCACCCTCGATGCAGTGCTCATACATTTCGTCCTTGAACGGGACCTTGTTGTCATCCGTCAGGTCGATCAGTAGGTAGCGGTCTTTGAGCCACTGAGGGGTTATATAGTCGGTAAGCGGCAAGAGGCCTCTCCTGATCCGAGGGGTGCGTCACCCAGTGGTATCAGGGGGCACCCTGTGTTGACGAGGTCTAGCCTGCCGGTGAGACCGTCTGGGTATCGAACTGGCGCAGGTCAATGTCGTTGCTCGTGACGCCGCCCGTTGCACTGTAGATGGCTTCCATCGACAGCCCGGGGGTGGGCAGCGCGTCAAAGTCACCGCAGGCCGTCTCAAACAGGAGCACGTCGCTCTCTCCTGCCATGTCGAGCGCGCGAATACTCCCCGTGAGCTTACCAGTCGCGCCAAGCTGGATGAACTCCGCGTCAAGCTCGATGCAGAACGGGCTGGCGTCGGCTTGCTCGGTGGCTGCGCTGGTCCAGATGACCGTGGTTCCGATCTTGATCCGAACCTGAACCGTGTCAACGCCCTGATGGCTGACCTGATTCAGGATCCATTTGGCCTTGAGACGCTGGCCAACGGCCACATCATCATTGCCCTCGGAAGCGTTGGCCGCGCCCTGCACTATCCCGGTGGTTGCGAACGCCGTGAAAGCCGCTGCCTCCGCAAGAGTGTCACCGCCAGCGGCGAGTTTCGTGCTCTGGACGCCAGTGGTGCTTTCCTCCAGACGGTTGAGCCGAAGCTGGTCCTGAGCCTGACGCTGGAACAGCCTGTGCTCCCGTGCGTCGGGACCGCCAGCCGCGTCGGCACGCTTGGCAACGGCTTCCGAGAGGGGAGCCGTCAAGGTCTCGTCAAATGATGTGATTGCCATTGGCTAGTCCCCTACTTCTTCTTTCGGCGACCGGGCTTCTTGGTCGCAGGTTTTGCCTCGTCACCGCCAGTGAACGGCTCCGACTTGAACTTGGTTTCGGGCTCTTTGGCCTCGGCCTCCTGCCCCTGCTCACTGACGGGCGCAGGAGCCTTGTCGGCGCCCTCGGCGGCGTCGGGCAGGGAATCCCCTTCCCATGCCTCGTTCTTGTCCTCCGCCGGATCGTCGGCCTTGAAGGCGCCGTCTTCCTCGCGGGCACGGCGGCGGTCGGCCTCTTCGGTTTTGGCGGCTTGCTGGAAGCGACTCTTAGGCCCATAGGGCTCGTAGTCGTTGTCCGCGAACGCCTGCTCGACTTTTGCCATCGCATCGCAGATCGGGTAAGGCAGGCCCGTCATCTTGACGAATTCTGCGGCGCTCGGAGGATCGCGACGCTCGGTGAGCATCGGCAACTCGCGCGGAGTCCACTCGCCCTCTTTGCATGGTAACCAGTTTTTCGCCTTGATGAACCGAGCCTGAACCCCCGCCTCGCCGGGGAGCCGGTCAATCCGACCCTCGCTGTCGAGGTGGAATGTTTCGGGACCGACCGCAATCGATTGATCTCGTAGGACTCGGTGTTGCCACATGGCGGGTGCTCCTTGGCTTGATGGTTTGGCTCGCCCCGCGACCCTAGCATACAGGTCGCGAGGCCACCAAGGCAGTCTCTACAGCGACTGCGCGGCGTTACCGATCACCCAGCACTTAGTCGGGACCTTGACGTGCAAGGCTCCGAACAGCATGAGCAGGAACGGAACAGTCGTCGTCACCTGAGCCAGTGGGCGTCGGATGAAGTCAAGCAGCTGCGCCCAATACATCACGTCCGGGGTCATCTGAAGCAGGTAGACCGGAGCGGTACCGGGCCGGAACTCGTTGAGATCCGTAATGGTGGTCTTGCCCGCCGGGGTGCCGTCCGCGTTCAGGTTACGCGCCACGTCCACCATGTGGGTGCGCGCTCCCGTGGTGTCGTCAGCCGCCGAGCGGTAGACCCGGTAATACCGGATGCCGTTCGGAGTCCCCGCCGCCGCGAGCCCGTCGTCGTTCAGGGTGAAGGTGACCTTCTCCCCGGTCGCAACGGACACGACATTGAGGTCGGTCGTCTCGGCGTTCACACCCTTGTCGCCAACGCCAACGACGCTGTACTTGTAGTCGCCCTCGTCCTTCGCGCGGAAGCGAGAGGCGGCGTCGATGGAGGCGGCGGTTTGCGTCTGCACTGCCACGGCCGCGCTGGGGTCGATGGTGCCCACGCCAGCCGTCACGGTCTGGGGCTGCAGCATCAGGGGGCACTGCTCGACCGGAATCAGGCCACCGGGGCCCACGATCTTCAGGCCCTCGGAGCCGAACACCAGTTCGCCGTGTCCGGCCTTGGCTTGGTCGAAGCGACCGTAGCTCATGGCGATGGCCACCAGCGAGGCGTACAGGCGCGGCGGCACCATGATCAGGTTGGTGAACCCGAAGTTCGGGCTGTCGGCCACCTGATACATGCGCTCGATGATCTTCTGAGGAGTGCAGGCCTCGCCCTCCAGATCCGAGTAGTTGGCGCTGAACGCCGTATCGTCGGCGTTGCGCGCGATCTGCCGGAACAGACCGTCGAAGTGCAGCGGCGAGAGGCTGCTGTTCGCGTTGAACAGGGCGCGCTCCGTCTTGCCGAGCAGGGCGCGGGTGCCGTCGAGCGTCTGCTGGGCGAGGCCCTGCTTGCTCACACCGTTGTAGCCCACGATACCGACCATGGTCGCCACGTCGCTGATCTCGCGCTTCTCGGCGAGGTACTTGATCTTGACGATCTTCCGGTCGTACACACCGTCGCTGGTGCTTCCGACGCCGCCTTCCGAGATGAACGGGTCGAGCGCCATCTCACCGTAGGCCTGCGTCACCGCCGACTCGTGGAGCGTGCTGGCCACGGGCTGTTTGAAGATCTTGGTCCAGAACTTGATGGCGTGCTCGGTGAACGAGGCCGTGTCAAGCGTGTTCTGGATGCTCTGCGGAATCAGGGCGGCGTAATCTCCTCCCGTCACCGCTTGGCCCTGTGCAGGATACCCCGCCTGAGCCGCTTTCGCGAGCAGGTTGCCGTTGGCGCGCAGCGCCTTGTTGAGAGCGGACAGTCGTTCTACCGAAACGTTCTGACCGGGCGTCATTTGGTCTAGTTGGTTAGCGAGCACTTGTAGTGTCCTCCGTGCTGGTGCGTTCAGTCAGTTGGGTCAGGCCTGTGCCCACATGGGCGTCGGCATAACCCCGCTTCGATCAGTGCAGTCGGTACTGCGCGGCCACCTCTTTCGGGTCCTGCCATGCGTCGAGCGCGGCCACGGCCTGCGCAAGCTCCATGCGCCGGGACTGGTCGCCTTCCGATTTGATCAGGTCATGTGCCTTCTGCATGAGCACCGAACGCTCGGTCAGGGCATCATCGGCGTTATTGTCGTCGTCGTCGCCCTTCTGAACCTTCTCGCCGGGTGCGGGCTCGACCACCACGTCATCGCTGTCGATGCTGCGCGGGGGAACGGCCTGTCCGAGCGCGCCCAGAAGCTGGTCCATGCCCTTGGAGAGCCGGTCGATCTCGGCGCTCTGGGCCTTGATCAGAACGCCCTGCTCTTTGAGCGCGGCGTTCTGTTCGCCGGTCACCTTGGACAGGGTCATGTACCCCTTGGCGAGCAGTCGGTTCTGCTTCTCGACCGAGCCGAGAATGTGGTCCGCGCCCTTGGACACGATGGCCACGATATCGTAGTCCTCGCTGTCCGCTCGCGCGCCGCCCGACTTCTCGTACTCTTCGTACTCGTCGTCGTCGGCGTTCATCTCGTCATCGTCATCGTCATCGTCATCATCATCGTCATCATCGTCGTCGTCATCCGAGTCGCCCCCCTTGAGAATGCCCTTCGCGATGCGGTCGCCCAAGGCGTCGATCTCGGAGGTCGACAGGTCCGTGGTCGGCGGCTCACCGCCGCTCTTGGCGAACTTGTCGTCGGCCTCGCACGCGCCGCAGTCAATGGCCTTCTGGACCCGGTCCTTGGCCTCTTTCTCGGTCAGGCCGGACTTGACCAGCGCGTCGAACATTTGGGTTGCGTTCATTTGGTCTTCTTCTCCTTCAAGAGTGCTTCGATAGCTGCAACGCCCTGTGCCCAAGTCAGGCCCGGGACCTTTGATAGCAACCGTGCGACCATCGCCTCGATTGTGGTCAGCTTGTACGTGGCCGACGCGCCAGTGCCCTGCATGCTCTGCGGGGTCAGCGCGCCAATCGCGTGGGAAGTCGGGACCCCCTGCGCCGGGTAGCCCACTTCGGCCCCACGGAACAAGTTGAGTCGCGCGAACATTGACGCCATCACCGGGTCAAACTGTGTGAATGGGTTCTTGGGCTGAGTGCTGACCGCGATGCTGGTCACCTTGCAACGCAAGATCCGCTTCGGGTCCTTGCTGCAGCGCTCGACCGCCCGTCCCTCGATGCTGAGCCCGAGGCGCTGCTTCGCCTTGGCCTTCTGCAGAGTCACCGACTTGTTGTAGATGCCCTTGGCGATCCGGTCGTGCAAGAACAGGTCGCCCTTGACTCGGGTTGCCGCGATCTCTACGCCACCCTTCTCGATGGTGCACGGCTCAAATGCGGTCGGCTCACCAACCACAGTGTTCGGCAAGGCGGGGTGTTCAAGGGTCAGCCAGTAGGCCTCGCTGAAGTCGATGCCCTTCTGGACAATCGTTTCACCGTCAGCGTCCTTGGCCTCGGTACTACACAGGCCCACGATGCTGCCGCGCTCGGCCTCACCTTCGCCGGACTTGCCAATCGGGTCGATTGGGGCCCAAAGGCTGATGTAGTCGCTGTGAATCACCGTGAATCTTCCCCTAAGACGACGAAAGGGCGACCCCGCCTAAACGGTGTCGCCCTCTCTGGAGCCTCAGAATCCTGCCCACTCTGACCCGCCATGGGAGCGCGTCGTTACAGGTGGCACGCTACGGCAGAGTCGAGGTGCCTGTCAACTCCGGATCTAAAATAAATGGCAGAACGTTGTCTGTCTTGCACCTGTCAGCATAGCACCGGATCTCTACCTTGCCGTCGCGGATGAACAAGGCCCTCCCCTTGACCAGCAGCTTGACCCGGTTTCCGTCCAGCCTCTGAGCGAAGGGCGTCCCGCACTTCTTGCACGAGAACGGGTCGCGGGGCTTGGTTGCTCTCTTCCGGCGCTTTACCGTCAACTAGCCCTGCCTCCGAGCCTGCCGCACAAGATCCGCGAACGGGCCCTTGGTCAACGCCTCAAACCGACCCTTCGCCACCCGCTTCTTCTTACCGTGGTGAATCGCATAGTGAGCACTCACGTCGCCAGAGTCCCAACTCTTGATGGCCGACACGCTGCGGTGCGAGGTCGAGGTCTTGGCGTAGTTGCGTGACAGTCGAGTCAGGTTACTTGGGTTGGGCAGGTACCACGTGCCCTCCGGGATCCCATACTTGGCTGCCTGCTTCGCGTTCTTGGCGAACTTCGGCTTCGCGTAGCTTTGGGTGCCGCTGGCCATCTTCTGGAGGTGAGCGTGTAGCTCAGGCGGCACGTCACGCATGATCCAGCCGTTATCCGGGTTCTCGCCCACTGCAGCGCGGCCCTTGCCGTCTGTGGCTTTCCAGTGGTCCGGTCGGGCCATCTGCTCGATCTTCACCGGGAACTTGGCCATGACCTCAGCCGCTGCCTTGCGTTGATACCACGAGGCCTTGCGCTCCGACTCCTTGTGCTGGTACTCGCCAACCGCTGCGATTAGACTCTGTCCAGCCTCGGCTCGACTCTTCCCCTCATCAACGATCCCCTGCATCTGGTCAACCGTGTCAGAGAAGGTCTTACGGGTGCCCTCGCCTTCGTTGTTCCACTCGGCGTCTTCAGAGTTGCTACCGCTGCCGCCGCCCTGCTCGTACACCGCGTTGAAGCCCTCGTCCACGTTGATGTCGGTATCCCCAACGGTCAGCGCGCCGGACTGCTTCGCTCGTCTCAGCAAGGCTCCTGCCACGTTCTGCTCGACCGCCTCGTCGCCGATGTAGTTGTGCACGTTCGTGTCCGACTTGCTGCCGAGCCGGTGTGAGCGGCCCATGACCTGCTCGTACTCGCGCGAGTGCCACGGGAGCCCCACGTTGAACTGGTGACGGTTTCTGCCGCCCCGTGTGTCGTGGTAGCTCATGCCGGTGCCGCCCTTGCTGATCGTGGCGACTGCGACCTTCTTGGTCCCCTTCTGGTATTGGTAATGGTCATACCGTGCCCGGTCAACCTTCTCACCGTTGAGCATGTGGCCGCCCGTGGGCCCCGGCAGACCATCGGCGTCACCGTGAACCT